TATCAAAAGGTTATTGGCTCACTGATTAACGACTCTAAACGTAACATCGAATCATATCACGACTGGTTAATCCTACGTGAAACTGTAGATATTTCAACTGTAGCTGGTACTAGAAACTATAACTTAGCTTCAGGTCAAGAGATTAAGATACTTGATGTTGTTAATCAAACAGACGGTCAACGTCTAACTCAAGTGTCTAGGCAGTACATGAACTCAGTTATGTATCCTACTACCGCTAATGGCTACCCTTTATACTATTCATTCAGAGGTTCTGACTCTTCTAACAATCTAAAGATTGACTTAGAGCCTATACCTTCAGCTGTTCATACTCTTTCATTCGATATGGTTAAGTATCAGGATGAGTTGAAGACTGCTTCTACTTCACTTAAGTTACCAGATAAACCTGTTATCTTAGGTGCGTGGGCTAGAGCTATTGCTGAGCGTGGTGAAGATGGTGGTACACAAACTAGTGTAGTTGCTGCTGAAGTTGCTCAATCTTTATCTCAAGCTGTTATGGTAGATAGTGGTAATACTGAGTATGAAACTGATTGGTACGTTTCAAGTAATTATCAACATAATAACCGTTAATGGCTAAGCAATTATCATATAAGCCACTTAACAACATTGGTGTTAATGGGCTTAATACTCAATCAAATCCTACTACTTTAGATTCTAGTTGGCTAACCGCTGCTGAGAATATTGTACTTAGAGAGTCAGGTCGTATCTCTTTTAGAAAAGGATTTAAGCAGAAAGTCTTAGCTACTACGTTACCTATTGGTTCTATAGGTGAGAATGAAGCTGGTGTAGTTGTAGCAGGTGTAGGTACTAATATGTACACGGTTGACTTTACAACACCTGACGCTCCTTGGACAAATGTTTATGCTGTTCCTAGTGGGACTGCTTCTGATTGGGAGATATCTCCTCTTAGAGATGAGCTTTATTGTATGCAAGCTGCTCATGAGATGATGGAGTTTGATTCTGGTACTTGGCTTCCTATTAGCTCAACATCTGGTTATAACGCTACAGCTGCTTCTCTTATTACTGTAATGAATCCAAGCTGTGGCATGGCGTTCTACGGAAGAATGTGGGTTGGTGGCTGTGCGCAAGACAAAGGAACTCTTTTATATTCAGATACATTGAACGCTCATAAGTGGGGTTCGGGTGCTGCTGGTTATATTGATTTACATACAGTATGGGATAGTGATGAGATTGTATCTGTCGCTCCTTTCTATGGTAAGTTAGTCATCTTTGGAAGACATAACATTGTTATCTATAATGGACCTACTGACCCCTCTACTATGGTGTTAGATGAAGTTATCCGTGGTGTTGGTTGTGTGTCAAGAGATTCTGTTGTTGCTGTAGGTGATGACTTAATGTTCATGTCAGATACTGGCTTACGTTCATTATTCAGAACTACTGAGAAAGATAAGCTACCTTTAACAGACCTATCTCTAAACATTAAAGATACTATCGTTAGAAACATTGCTTCTGATAGTAATATTAAGTCTGTTTATATTGAAAGTGAAGGTGTACTGGTTGTTACTTTTGTTACTCTAGGTATTACTTATGTCTTTGACATTAAACATAAGACACCTAATGATGCTCCTCGTATTACTACTTGGTCTTTCTCAGGTGAGAGGTCTCCGACTTCTTTGTTCTACTCTGCAACTCAAGGCTTCTTGGTTGGTCAGGAAGCAGGCTCTATTGCTACCTATGAAGGCTACTATGATAAAACTTATGTAAGCGGTGGTACTTATACTTCAATTCCTTATAACGGTAAGTTTAAAACTATATGGATTGACTTAGGTAATTCAGTTATAGCTTCTTTATTAAAGAAACTTAAAGCAGTTATCAGCGGTGGACCAGGAACTAATGTCGGCTTACAATGGTACAAAGACTTTAGTGTTACACCTTCACTTTCACTTGGCTTTACACTTAATCCTACATCATCAGGTACTTCTGCTTTATGGGGAGCTTCTACATCATTATTTGGTGCTGCTAAGTATGCCCCTATCTATGGTTTAAGAGAATACAATATACCTTTATCAGGAAGCGCTAAGTTCTTACAATTAGAAATGAGTGCTGAGACGGCTGGTTATACAGCTTCATTACAAGACTTAACATTATTATATAAAGAAGGAAAAATACGATGAGTAATTATACTATTGCCGTTGCATGGTCTGGTAAGGATGCCTTATCGGATTCAGACTCAGCTAAAGTAATATCAGGTGCAGACTTTAATACAGAATTTACAACTGTTCAAACCGCTGTTAATACAAAGGCTGATGTCAATGGTTCAGCCACTGAATCGTTTAGTGCTACTACAGCTACAGCTGGAACTAACACTACACAGGTAGCCACTACAGCATACGTAACTACAGCAGTTGCAGCAGTTGATTTGTCAGCTGTTTATCCAGTAGGAGCTATTTTTACTACTGTTACCGCTTATGCTAATTCAGCAGCCGTTGTAGCGGTTATCGGTGGCACTACATGGGTCTCATTTGCAGCAGGTAAAATGATAATGGGTGTTGATACTGGTGATACAGACTTTGATACTGTTGAAGAAACTGGTGGTGCTAAAACACATACATTAACAACAGCTGAAATGCCGTCACATAATCATAACTGGGCGGCTGGTGAATACTCTGGTGGTAATGATTATGGTACTAACTTACTAGGCGCTAATAACACTTACGCATCAGGCACGGGAGCTAGTCAAAGTATGACTACTTCGTCTACGGGTAGTGGTTCATCACACAGCATTATGAACCCATATATCACTGTATATATGTGGAAGAGAACAGCTTAAATGAAAGACCTAGATGAACAATTACCTACATTTAAAGAGAACCTTAACTACTGGTTAATAGGAAACTCTAATGCTATAGTGTTTTGTTTAGATATGATTAAAGCTATTCACTTATGGGATGACTTAATTGATAAAGATAATGAATTAAAGGATGAAGAGATTAATGATGTGTTTACATTCTTAATGGTAGATATGCCTATGAATCCCTTCTATGCAGTTAATCAAAGAGATATAGCTCCTATGATGCAGAATATAATACTCAAGTGGCATACAGCTAATGTCTTTGAGAAAGAGAAAGAAGTTAATGATGTTGATAAAGCTTATATGCTGAGAGCTGAACTCTATCAACTATTTGTTTTATGTGCTACCTTGATAGGTGGTCGTCAATGGGGTAGAGATATGTCAGTAAGTATTTGGAGAAGTTACATCGAGAGTGTGGATGAATTAAAGAAGGAGGTAAGTCATGCCTGATATAGGAAGTGCCATAGGCGGAGGTATTAGTTTACTTGGTCAAAGAAGTGCAAGGAAGTCACAAGCAGCAGCTTCGGATGCAGCTTCAAGGGAGGCTGAGCTAGCTTATCAAAGGTCATTACCTTGGGATGTTAAAGGTGCCTTCGGTGAAGCTGAATATGATGAAGAAGGCAGACAGCTTGATATGTCTTTATCTCAACCTTGGCAGTCTGAGTATGACCTTGCTATGCAGGGAGCTAAAGACCAACGTGGTTATATTGCTGGTATGGAAGCAGACCCTTATGCAGCTGGTCAGAAGTTCTATGAACAGCAGAAGGCTCTTTATGCACCTGACCAAGAGAAAGATAGATTAGATTTAGAGAAGAGATTACTAGGCCAAGGTATGTTTGGTTCAAGTGGTGGAGCTGCTCAGATAGAAGCTCTACGTAAGGCTCAAGCTCAAGTAGATTTACAAGCACAGTATGGTGGTTTAGAGAAGGCTCAAAGTCTGATTGATACTTATAGAGGCAGAGCAGCTACTGATTTAGGTATGGCTGAGACTATTGGTCAGATGCCTCAGAAGTATGCTGAGACAGGTAGAGGTATTGGTACTGGTATGAGTTCTATTGCAGGAACAGCTGCTGCGTTATCAGGACAAGCTGCTCAAGCTCGAGGTGCATCCCAAGCTAACACGGCTTTAGGTATGGCTAACCAGCTCAGTGGTTTAATACAACAACCTAATGGTGGTGGTTTCATGGGTTCAGGTTATTTCCCTACCTTTGGTACATCTACTACAGGCGCTACTACTGGTGGTATGTTATATGGCCAAGCACCTATGGCTGGCTTTAATTTAAGTTAGGAGAATATTATGGCATTTACACCAGATGGTATGTTTTATTTAAGTCAGGCAGACTTACAACCTTCTATGGACACTATAGGTACAGGTTTTAGAGGTATGCTTGGTATCCAGAATAAGGAAGAAGCTGTTAATTCTATTCTACAAGGTGCTGATTATGATACACCTGAAGGAAGACAATCAGCTTTAAATCAGATTAAGGCTATTGACCCTACTAAATGGGAAGACCTTAATAAGAAGAACCAAGACTATGAATTAAGTTTATTAAGTAAGCAAGCCTATGCTCAGCAAATAGAACTACAGAACAAGTCTTTAGAGCTTAAGCAGGAAGAACAAGCTGCTCAGAAACGTGTACCTAAGTTAGGTAACTGGTGGGATATTAATAAGAAACAAGGCGCTATTTCATACTGGTTAAAGGTTAATCACGATGAGGAGGCTCTTAAGGATGTTGACTGGGCTACTATGACTGAAGCTAAAGCTAAAGCCTTATTACGTAAGATACATAAAGGTGGAGCGGGTGCGCAGATTAAGACAATGGAAGCTTCTTTAGCACAGGCTAGAAATACTCATATTATTAATAACAAGTTTAACCCTGACGCACCTACTTCAGCTCCAGCTACTAAGGATGGTACTTTCTTATTCAATGGTGAAGCTGCGGGTGATAAACCTAACTTAGGTGGTACACAGATACCTGTTGCCCCTGCTCCTGCATGGCAGCAAGGTAAAGGTTTCTGGGATGATGTTAATAGACAAGATACAGGCACAGCTCTACCGTCTGATGAAATCTACTAAGTAATGAGCCTAGTCTCTAAACAACCAACTAATAACTACGCTATTACTCAAGCTGAGGATGTAGTTAATAACGCCTTCTATGGTGGTTCTGACCCTAGCTTTACTGAAGGTGTAGTCGGAGGACATGAGACCTTCGGTTCATGGTTTACCTCTGGATTGACAGGAGCATTAGCTTCTAAGTTCATGGGTGATGAAGCTGAGAAGGACTTATATATTAAGAGGAACTCTGTTAACTACGGTATGGGTCGTATTAACGATACCTTAGGAGCTTTAGAGTCTTTAAGTAAAGTAAGAGGATTTACTGATGAAGAGATAGCTCTTACAAGGGAACTACAAGAGCGTAAGGCAATGATTGAACGTGACTTAGGTTATGCTAAGGATATGGTAGATGGCGACCTAGATGCTCCTATTGATTCTGAAGGTCAGTCTTTTAATGATAGATGGGGTGTTGATAATGAAGATGTAGGAGTCTATGAGTTCTTACAAGGTGTTGTTAATAATCCTATCCACGCTACTGGTATTATTACAGGTGAGTTCTTAAAAGACTTACCTTTATCTGTAGCTGCCTGGGCTGGTCTAGCTAGTAAAGGTGCTAAGGGTGCTTCTGCTTTCAATACTATTATGAATAAGATTAATAGGATTGAACCTAAATCTCTTAGAGGTCTAACTAAAGTAGCTACTCCAGTTGGATTAGGTGCTATAGGTGGTGGAGCTTATGAAGCCAGTTATTCAGCTCTCAATGAAGGTAAAGTTAAGTCAGATGATGTTCAATCAGGTGCTGAGTTCGGTGCTGCTTTTGGTTTAATTGCTGGTATGGGTGTCTTTGCTAAAGGTTTAATACCTGAGCAAACAGTTAAAGCTGGAAGTAAAGTATCTAAAAGTAATGATGTAGGTACTGATAGAGTAGATGCTCAAGAGTTTACAGATGACATAATGACAACTAAAGATGACGATGAAGTTACTACCTTCGCTAAGTCTCTTATGGATGAGCATAATCAACGTATATTCCCACAGCTAACAGCTAATGATTACACTATTATGTCTAGAGCTGATGCAGTTAAAGCTGGCTTTGACTTAAAAGGTAAGGATGGTAAAGGAGCTTTTGTTAGGGCTGATGCTGAAGGTAAGCAAACTATCATTTGGGGTGAGAAGGAAACTAAAGAAACCTTCGACCAATTAATTAAAGATTTAAATAAACATACAGATGAAGGTGGTACGTTAGCTAATGCTACACCTCGTCAGATAAACTCTATTAGTAATAAAGCAGGGTTTGATATATTCCAACTGGCTCATGAGAAAGCTCATGTTGTACAGAACAAAGAAGGGAGAACGTATGAAGCTTCTCCTTATGATGGTGCTAGACCTGGCTCTTTTAACAAAGAAGTAGAAGCTAATCAGATGGCCTTTAATGAGGTTGATAGAGAATACCGCAAGAGTCGTAAGTCTTCAGCTGATAAGTCAGAAGTAGCTGCTGAAGCGGAAGCTAGAGCATACGAAGAAGCTAAGCAGTTCTTACCACCTGACTATGAAGTTCAGAGACAAGCATTAGCTAAAGAAGATGTAGTGCCTGAAGATGTATCTACTTCTAAAGTAGCCCAAGTGCTAGAGAATAATAAAGGTAAGGCTATGTTGGGTGCAGCTACGGCAGGTTATGCTTTAACTGAAGGTAGCGATGCTCCTTATATGGCAGCCTTAGGTGCTGCTGCTGTACTAGGTGGACCTAAAGCTTATAGAAAGTTAACTGAGATGAAGATTCCTCAAGAGGTTGCTAAAGCTAGGCTTCAAGCAGCTAAGGCTCATGAAGGTTTATCTGTCTATGCTAAAGGTTTAGAAACTGTAGGTCAAGATTTAGGTGATGCTATTACAGCTAGATTCCCAGGTGATAAAGGGTTACAGTTCTTAGATGAAATAGAGAAACCTACAGGTAGATTCACAGATAAAGATGATATAGCTCTACTTAAACAATGGCGTGACTGGCATAACTTCTTAGCTAGACAAGGTGTTAATGTAGGTTTATTTAAGACCTCTAATCGTAAAGAATCAAGTACTCAATTAGTAGCTAACTATGCTTCTCATATTATTAGAGGTAAAGTTAACCCTGATGGTTCAGTTAGACCTTTAACTAATAAGGAAAAGGAAGAGTTAATTAGAGCTGAGGCTTCTAAGATTAAGATTCTAGGTGCTTCAAGTACAGTACATAATATCCCACGTAAGCTTATCGGTACTATTGGTAACTTGAAGGATAGAGGTTATGCTGTAGTTGATGACCCTGCTCAGATATTATCAATCTACACTCAAGCGATGGCTCGGACTATTCATAATAGGAAGTTACTAGGTGAGTTTAAACAATTAGATTTAGGTACAAGAGATAAACCTTTACCTGCTATGTTTACTAAGGATGAGTTTGATAAGTTTAAGGAAGGAGGCCACCTATCTAAAGAGGAGCTGCTTCATTACTCTGAGTTTGACCACCCTTCTTTAGATGGTTATAAAGTTCATACTAATGTTAAGAGTATTCTTAATGACCACTTCGAGATAAGTAGAGAAGGTGGCTTTAATGATTTCAAGGAAGGTTTACTTTCATTAAATAACTCTCTTAAGCGAGTCTTTGTCTTTGGTTCTTTATTCCATGGTCAAGCTTTGTTTATGTCTAGTATATATTCATTAGGTTTATCTGGTGCCGTTAAAGGTATGTTTGGTAAAGGTAAGCTAAGTAGTCAACACTCATGGAAAGACTTTGAGTTAGGCTCTGGTCAGTTTAAAGAAGCATCAATGGAAGCTATTAGGTCTGGACTACAGATTGTTAATGTAAAGAGACAAGAGTTAGTTAACCCAGGTAAGGTTGAGTTAGATGACTTCTTAGACAAGCTAGGTGGTGTAGGTGTACAAGGTAAGAAAGCCTTTGGTGTTATTGATAAGGTTACTTGGGAGTTTTTACACGATAGATATAAACTAGCTACATATCTTAAGCATAAAGAGAAGTTAATGTCTAAAGGTATGGATGATGTTACTTCTGGTAAGAAGGCTGCTGAGTTTGCTAATGATGCCTTTGGTTCTTTAGATTGGAATGACTTTGCTACTAGACTATATGACTATGCTTATCGTAAACCTGGTACTTTAAGAGGTAAGATAGCTACTAAGGTAGCTCAATCCTTACCTGCTAATAAACGTAGGTGGTTAAACCTTGGATTGTTTGCACCTGACTGGACTATATCTAATATCAGGATTGTAGGTAAGACATTTACTGGACTACCTGAAGTCTCTGTAGCTGTAGCTAAAAGAGTTAGAGATGGTAAGTGGGGTAAGCAAGAGAAAGAGATTGTACAAGCTTGGAATATGTATGCTGCTTATGCTGCTAGGGCTGGCTTCTACACTTCAGGTATGTGGTGGATGATGTCTGAGTTATTCTCTGATGAAGAACCTACTATGGAAGGTTTAGGTGAGTTCTGGGGTGGAGCCACTTCAGGTAAACTACAGTTAGGTGGTGGTGAATCAATGGTAATCTCTAAACAGATTGCTGAACCTATTCATTGGGTACAACATCCTCAACATACATTAATGAATAAAGCTTCTGTTGTACCTAAGACTATAATGGAAGGTATGTTTAATAAGCAGTGGTTCTCAATGAAGAAGGGCTTCCCTATGGGACCTAGTATTGTTGATATGAATACTGGAGAGACACACTATGGTAAATGGATACTTGGTAAAGGTATTCCTATTGTAGCTAAGCCTCTAATGCAAGATGATTTAAAATGGCAAGAAAGGTTTGAAAGAACATTCACGGGTTTCTTCGGATTCCCACAATACGGTAAACCAGAAGATTAATAACGGAGAATAACAATGGCAAGAGGCGCAGATGGTTCATTATTGACCAGCAAACAATTAAAAGAATTAAACAGACAACGCTTCATACAGGCTGTCGATGCAGGTAATTTGTACAACACAGGCCCTATTACTGACACAGGTGGTACTGAGTTTGGTACTGATAGATGGGCTTCTTACTTTAAGTCTAATCCTGACGAAGCTCCTAGTGACTGGACAGGTGACTCTAAGTCTTACGTAGAAAAGCCTAAGACTGACCAAGAGTTCCTCGCAGAGATGGATAATATGGAGGTTTATGATGAAGATGACAACCTTATCTATGCTGACGGTCAAGAAGTAGGGCCACAAGACAGAGGACTTACAGGTAATAGAGATGGTGATGGTAGCTTAAGACCTGAGACTAAAACATCTATGCGTCCTGTTGATATTAAGGATGGTGAGATAACCATTAAAGACGAGCAAGTACCTACTGAAGAAGTGATGGCTGATATCGAGTCACGTAGAACACCTGAAGCGTTAGCGGCTGCTGAAGATAGAGCTGAAGATAGAGCTAAGCGTTTAAAGAAGCTTGATATGACTGATATCGATGCTGAGGTTGAAGCTGAGATGGCTATTGAAGAAGAGGACTCTATTGATACTTGGGCTACTAACTTTGATTCAATGTCTGCTGATATGTTTAACTCTATTAAACCTGAAGATATAGCTGAGTTAAGTGCTAATGCTCAGGCTGCTTTTAATCAAAAGAAAGGTATGACTCAGGGTTTAGATGAAGAGGTTGATGGTATGTTATCTCAGAAACCAAGTGACGCTTCTAAGACTGATATGATGAAGAGTGCTATGCTTAATGCTGGTCTTGATGAGACGCAGTCTACTGCTTTACTTGGTAAACTTAAAGGGCTTTGCAACTAATGGGAATGTTAATGGATGCTGCGGGTGCTATAGAAGGTTGGTTTAGTCAAGAAGAAGACCATGAGAAAGCGGGTTATGATAACTATGGTGACTATTGGTGGTCTATTAAGCCTGATAGAAATCAATTCGACCCTGAAGTAGACGAGTATGACGATGAATCATATGAAGCTGCTCATAAAGACTGGATGTCTAAAAAGCCTAAGTCAGGCTCTTGGTTAGGTGGTTATTAACTCAGACTAAACTAGAAGATAAACCCAGACTTATCCAGACCTGCTATCTTTAGTTGTTCTATTAAGTCTGCTTCACTACGCTTCTTACATCTACTTAGGTAGTGTTCATAAGCATCATCGTAGCTTCCTCCAGTGTTAGCTACCTTATCTGCGTAGTCCTCTGCTAATGCTTCACAAGCTTCTTTCTTATTCATTCACTATCTCCGTTTGTTGATATTCAATACGGGGGGTGGCTGAGTAATACTTCATAGCTCTAATCATAGCTACTTGTTTATCATTCTCAAAGTACACACCTTCTAAGGAGTCTAGCGTTGCTTTACAGTAATTATCTATGTCACAGTTGTTGTCACAGAATTGTCCACCTTTCTCAAGTTTCTTCTTCTTTGACCAAGACTTCGGCATAGCTACGTAGAACGTCATCTGGACGTATATAAGCTCCTTAGAGGGTGTGTAAGTAATATCCTTAGTAAGCTCCAGCATATCTTCTTTGAATTGAGCATACTTCTTAGGAAAGAAGGTACTCCACCTAGTTACTCTAGGTCTTGATGCTACGACTGGTGCTAAATTAAAGGTTACTTTCACTTTACTCTCCCCCGAAAGTTCTTACTATACCATTATTTTAGAGCTTGTGTTATTTTATCTAGCTTACCTTGTTGTTGAATAAGTTCTAGCTTCTCTAAAGCGCCTGTGAACCTTTCAAGTATTAAGGTATATTTCTCTAATTCATCTAAACTAGCGGCGCTTTTAATACGCCCTATACCAGTAGCTAATGATTCAGAGTTCTTACGAATCCCTGTTGATATACGCTTAGCATTACTTATAAACTCACTCTCTTTATCGTTTAAACGGTCTATGTTCTTACTTAAGTTATCTACAGAGTTGTTAATCATAGTGTTAGCTTCTTCTACTTCTGTTGTCATCTTCTTACTCCTTCTTTTGAAATAATTAATTCCATTGTTGATATCATTTAGTGCCATTTTCATTATATTACCGCTATCAAAGAGAGGTCCATCTTTACCGTATCTTACAGGGGTTAGTAAATTCATAGCTACTTCTCATCAAAGTAATCATAAATCTCAGGCACCTTAGGGTAGTTCTGTACATCAGCTAAGAACCTAGGTCCAGTTGAGTAGGCAAACACCTTAACATCTGGGAAACAATGCTTCTTATATATACAGTAACTACACTCCATAGCTAACTTCATGTTCCCTGACTTACCTTCAGGTACAGTATCGAAGCATTGCTCTGGGATTTGCTCATCCTTCACCATACATTTCAGGTAATCGATACGGTCTCGGATAGAATCATCGTACTTGAAGCTCTCTAAGTGAGTACATAGATGTCCACCTACCTTATCAATCACTAACCAGCCACCTTCATCGTGTCCTAGGGACTCAGCATAGCCTCGTAGTTGGTCAATATAACCGAACGGGTCATCATCCCTAAGCTTACCTTCTTTAAACTTCTTAAATCCAAAGGGTGACGCTGTCTTAACATCCATCAACATCCCATCAATTAGACAATCCATTGAACCTTTGACTCCATTTACCTCAGCCTTATGCTGTTGATGTGTAACTTCATGTCCTGATAATGCAGCCATTGCAAGTACAAGTTCCTCAGTCGCATGACCGTATAGAAACTTCATCAACGTAGCTGGTGTCATCTGCTCAGACTTGTATTGTCTATGTCTATACCACAGGTATCTCTCTTGCTTACCTATGCTACTCATCCTAAGTTGTCCACCATCGTCATGCTTCGTAAGGACTTGATTCTTAAGGATATTCTTCATAGCCTCACCAAAGTTATCCACAACTTTATCCACATCTACACCTTCGGCAGCTTCGTTATTTACTAACACC